AAGAAGATGAGCAAAGCCAAAGGCGTATTTTGACACTTTGGTGTCACTCAGCCAAGTAACTATCAAGTATAGACTTGGCTGAGTGTTTTTTATTTCATATTGACATATGCACGCGCGCACGTAATCGCGCACACGCGCACATGATATTATTATTATTTTTATTATTTGTTGTAGTCGTAGTAGTAGGGAGTGTTGAAATGTTGAATACTATGAATTTTTATCCTTGGAACGATATTTTTTGGATTATTTTAATGTTGATACTTTTGTGGATAACTTGTTGAATTGTTGAAAGTGTAGCAATATGCACAAAACCATTTGTGCAACTTTTTGTGGAAAACCTGTTGAAAGTGTTGAAAGCGTTAAAAACTGTGATTAAAGGCAGTCCGGCGAGCGAACCAAAAAAGTCACGCCATGCTCTTCGTACGGCGCACCGCGCCTACCGCATGACATTCAAATGCATGGCACAGCTAAACTTTTTTCAAAAACCTCTTGACAAACCCTCTTTTTTATGATACAAAAAGAATAGTTAAACAGCACAGAAGTGCTATTTTACAAAACCATTTATACAAAATAACTTTTAGAAAGAGGTGAACCGCTCTGACTCTCAAAGAAATTGACGCGCTGTTTAACAACATCCGCAAGATCTTGGCCATGCTGGACAAGATTTATCACATGTTGGAGGAAAAGGACAACAGATTCCAGACCTTCAACGGAGACTGAGAGGCTGAAAATGAAAACATGCAACGTAAGAGACCAGACCGATACGAACCTAATGAAGGAATTGACCCAAACCTACAAGGGAATCGAGAGCGCATACAAGCTGCTACGACAGGCCGAAAAGTACGACGACGCAAAATTTTACCTTGACATGATATTCCGCAAAAAAGCAAAAGCAACAGAAATCGAAGTGGAAATCCTCAGAAGGGAGGTCAACCATGGGAAAGAGGAGTAAAGTCCGCAAATCCAAGGACGCAAAAATTTACAACAAGACCGCACGAAAAACCAAGGCCATCAACCTTGGGAGCGGCGCAATGAGAGGGGGAATCCGCCTGTGAGCGCTGTATTCGCAAGCATGACAATGGCATTTCTCGCAGCGGGGTTCTACCTCGTCATTAACGCAATCAACATCATCAAAGACTGGTTCAAATAAGGAGAAAAACATGAACGTATACGGAATTTTCGATAGCTGTGTGATGGGCTACATCACCATCTTCACCGAACGAGAAGACAAAGTGGCGGAGCGAAATTTTAAGATTGCGCTCACCGACGAACACAACATGATGAGCAAGACGCCGAGCGACTACCGGCTGGTCAGACTGGCGAAATTCGACGAAAAGACCGGCCTGTTCGAAAACGAAAAGGAGAACATCTTTGATGGCATATCGCTCAGTAAGTAACTGGCGGCAGACCGCCACAGCAAAGCCGACCGAGGCCGGGGAAAGCGTAAGGCGCACGTACCTCTGGGAACGCAATGAAAAAGGCGAAAAGGTGCTGAGACTCGACCAGACCATTGACCAGCAAGCCGAGATAGACAGCTACCTCGAAGAAACCAAACTGGAAAACATCATCCGACGATCAAGCATCGACCCGGACATTGCAGCACGCATCAGGCCAGACATCGGTGGCGGCATCCAAGACTTTACCGAAGCACCGCAGAATCTGGCCGAACTCCAGAACATCATGATCCGAGCAGAGCAAATCTGGGACGAGGTGCCGAAAGAAATCAAGCTCAAGTTTGACAACGACGTGGACAAATTCATCTCAAGTTTTGGAACTGTCGAATGGGCCAAAAATCTGGGCATCTACCAAGAAAAACAGGTCGAAACCGAAGCAACTGAGGCAACGGAGGCCAAAGAATGAACAGAAACAAAGACGCAGGATTCAATCAGGTACCGCGCCTGGACATCACGCGAAGTCGATTCAAGCGGAGACAGGACGTCAAATTAACGCTGAACGCAGGACAGCTTATCCCGTTTTACGTGGACGAAGTACTTCCGGGCGACACCTTCAGCATTGACCAAGCGGCAATTATCCGCATGACGACGCCTATTTTCCCGGTTATGGATAACTGTCACATGGACATTTATTATTTTAATGTCCCATGTCGAATCCTTTGGAAAAACTTCAAACGGTTTATGGGCGAAAACGATACGGGGCCGTGGGCACAGACTCAGGAATACACCATTCCACAGGTCAAAGTAACCGGCACCGCAGAAAAGCCGGCACCTTATGAGGGCAGCATCCTTGACTACATGGGCATTCCAACCAAGGTAAGCAAGGGAGCAGACACGGCGTTCACCGTCAACGCACTGCCCATGCGAGCATATGCTATGATATGGCAGGAGTGGTTCAGAGACCAAAACGTGGATAATCCGGCCATCAACAGCGATGCAGACGCGACCGTAAACTATACGGATGATGAAACCAAAGGCATGGACGCAGCAACACCGGATTTGGAATATATTCTTCAGAACGCATACACAGGCGGCAGACCTTTGCCGGTCAACAAATACCACGACTACTTTACATCAGCGCTGCCGAATCCGCAAAAAGCAGGACAGCCGGTTACAATTCCGCTAGGCGGAAATGCTAGCATTAAACCATATGAAAACAACCTTAAAACGTTAAACCCGGATGACATTTTCTTCAGACAAAACAGCAGCAGCGCATCAAACCCATACCCGAAATCGGGTATCCAATATGAAGAAAACATTGGAACCTACACAATATCGGGTCCAACACAACCAACCGGTAGTGATGTAACAACCCATTATCTCATGGCAGACCTTAGCAGCGTAAACGCAACGACCATCAACCAACTCCGACAGGCGTTTCAGGTTCAGAAATATTACGAAGAGCTGGCACGAGGCGGCAGCCGCTACCGTGAGATGATCTACTCGCTTTTCCACACCAAGATAAGCGATAAAACCGTACAGATTCCGGAGTATCTGGGCGGTACGCGTATCACCATCAATATGAGTCAGGTCATCCAGACCAGCGGCACAACCGCCGAAAGTCCGCAGGGCAACACCGCAGCCGTAAGCGTTACGCCGTACAACGGCAGTATGTTCACGAAGAGCTTTGAAGAGCACGGCTTTGTTATCGGAGTGTGCTGCATCAGGCATGACCACACGTATCAACAGGGACTCGAAAGGATGTGGAGTCGGAAAACCAATCTGGATTTCTATTACCCGGTCTTCGCAAATCTGGGAGAGCAAGCAATTTTGAAAAAGGAATTGTATCTGACCGGCACGGAATCCGACGAACAGGCGTTCGGGTATCAGGAGGCGTGGGCAGAATACCGAATGAAGCCGAACAGAATCAGCGGAAAATTCCGGAGCAACGCAACGGGAACGCTGGACAGTTGGCACTACGGCGACAACTACACGACGACGCCAAGCCTAAGTCAAGCATGGATGAAAGAGGGAGACTCCGAAATTCAGAGGACTCTGGCAGTGGACAACGAACCTCAGTTTATCATGGACACCATCATCGACAACACCAGCGTCAGACCGATGCCCATGTACAGCATTCCGGGACTCGTTGACCATCACTAAATGACCATCACTAAACAAGAAAGGGGGAAGCCCGGGCAAAACCCCGGGCTAATTTTATGGGAATACTAGCCACATTCGGACTACCTCTCTTAAAAGCAGCAATACCAAGTCTTGTGGGAGCAGCAGCAAACAAGCTCTTTGGTACAAGCGGAAGCTACGGACAGCAGGGGCAAGCTAACAGTCAAAGCAGCGGTTCGAGCTGGTCTCAAGGCACAAGCGACAGTTGGAGCACAAGCAGCAGCGGCACAAACGACGCTGTAAACAAAAGCATCGCAGCACTTGCAAACCAGCTAAGCCAAGGCAGCATGGCCGGACAGCAAAAATACAATCGAAATTCCATGCTCATGCAAATGGGCTACAACACGTTCGCTGCAATTCAGCAAGGCGTATACAATCACATCGAGCAGCAAACAGCAATGAGCTACAACACCGCAGAAGCCGCAAAAAACAGAGCATGGCAAGAGCAAATGAGTAACACGTCTTACCAAAGAGCAGTTGAGGACATGCGAAAAGCTGGCATCAACCCTATCTTAGCATACACACAGGGCGGAGCAAGCACACCGAGCGGAGCGCAGGGAACAATCGGAAGCGCAAGTATGGGCATGGCATCCAGTAGCGCGCTGGGAGCAACGGCATTGCCAGGCATCAAACAGGACGGCAGCTGGAGCAGTCACAGTGAGGCATGGAGTCACGCAGAAAACGCAGCACAGAGCATCCAGCAAGCAATCATGTCGAGCAGCTCAAGCCCTGTCAGACTCAGGGGAGAAATGGAACGCATTGCAGAAACAGCAGTAGATGGAGCAATAAACCTTAAAGAAAAACTTGCAGCACTGCCGGTATCGGACAAGGAAAGACGGAGAACCGCAGAAAACCTTGAAAGAGGACGGCGGCAAACAATCGGAATGGGAACAACCGGAAATTATTGGTAACAAAAATGGGATGCAACAAGCCGTTAATTCGGTTTTACGTACCTCACGACAGAGAGGCAAGTGGAAGAGTGTATTCACTTGCCTCTTTTAACGAGATACACAAGACCAAAATGACATACGAAAACTTAATATACCGCAAAGATGTAATGTTGATACCATGCGGACAGTGTACAGGGTGCAGGCTCCGAAAACGAAAAGACTGGGCCACGCGGATGGAGCTAGAAGCATACGGATACGACAAAGAAAGTGTCTGGTTTATCACACTAACATACGACGATGACCATGTACCAACGCAAGACACAAAAACAGGCGAAATCTACAAAGGCGGCGTAAACGTCTGGAAAGGCGGCTCAGAGCGTCCAAGAACAACGCAAACACTAAGCGTAGAGGATACACAGCTCTTTATTAAAAGACTAAGGAAGGCCGTCAGAGAGCCTCTAAGATACTTTTTAGCAGGAGAGTACGGGGACAACACGGCAAGGCCACACTACCACATGATACTGTATGGGTGGCATCCGAACGACTTAAAGCCAATCCACAAGTTATCGAGACATGGACACTACACAAGTGATAAACTGGTCAAAATCTGGGGACAAGGTACAGTTGACATAGCACAAGCAACACCAGAAACCTATAATTATGTTGCAGGTTATGTGACCAAAAAGCTATACGGCAACGACAAAAAGCGTTACCAAAAAATGGGTTTAATACCACCATTTTGCACAATGAGCCGAAAGCCGGGACTCGGAGACAAATGGTTTCAAAACCATCAAGATCGACTCTGGCAGCAGGGATACATACAGCTTACCAACGGCAAGAGAGCAGCCATACCGGAATACTACTGGCGAAAACTGGAAGCGGAAAACCCTGAAAAAGCATGGAGAATCAAACAGTATCGGCAGGAAAAAGCCATTGCGTCCCTAATCGAAAGAAACGCGGAAACAGATAAATCATACGCAGAGCAGCTAAAGGACAAGGAAGCATCCATGTCCAAGAAGATGAGCAAAGCCAAAGGCGTATTTTGACACTTTGGTGTCACTCAGCCAAGTAACTATCAAGTATAGACTTG